AAGATGCTGAAGGTAATATCACAAGACCTTTAGCTGAATTTCCAGAGGAACTATAAATGACTTTCCCTATTCTAGGTGGGAACAGTGCAGTAGCAGGTGGTTATAGCATTGATAACTCCCTAAGATTTAATGATGATGATAGTCCTGTTTTATCAAGAACACTAGGAACACCTACAAATAATAAAATTTATACATATTCTTTTTGGATAAAAAGAGCAAATTTAGTTAATGGCTCTTGCACTTTATTAAGCACCTATCAAGGCAGTGTTAATTCACCATTTACTTATGTTGGAATTGAAAGCAGTGGTCAATTATATATTCAAGGATATGATGATGAAAATACCTTAAATACAAATATAGCTACAACACAACTTTTTAGAGATGTTTCGGCATATTATAATTTGCAAATTGCTTTTGATACTAGTCAATCAACTGCATCTAATAGAGTTAAAATTTATGTTAATGGTAATCAAGTTTCTGATTTTAGTGTAACAACATATCCCTCACAAAATAAAGTTTTAGGTTTTAATGATAGTTCTAGTTCAACTAAATATATTGGTAAATTTCAATATACAGGTGGCAACCATTTTGACGGATATTTTGCAGAAACTTATTTCATAGACGGACAACAATTAGATGCAAGTTCATTCGGTGAATTTGATGAAGATAGTGGTATCTGGAAACCGATTTCCTACTCTGGTAGCTATGGCAACAATGGTTATTATTTAGATTTTGAAAACAGTGGCAGTTTAGGTGCTGACCAATCTGGCAATGGTAATAACTTCACCCCTACGAATTTAGCATCTACTGACCAAACAACTGATACACCGACTAATAACTTTGCTACTGCTAATGTTCTTGCTTCTAGTGGAGCATCTGACATCAAAGAAGGAAACTTAATTTTAGATGCAGGGGGAGATATTTTAGCCAATTCAACACAAGGTTTTTCTTCTGGAAAATGGTATGTAGAAATAAAATCTACAATCACTGCAGGTCATGGTAATAGAAAATGGGTAGGAATAATTAGTGGGGATAGTGATTATAGAAATCCTAGAATTACAAGTCCAAGTTATCCCTACATAGGAGTAGGTGTTAATTTAAGAACAGGTACTGTATATAAAGATGCGACAGGACTAGCCTTAACTATTAGCACTTTTGCTGATGGTGATATTGCTAGTTTATTTTATGATGCAGATAACGGATATTTATATGTTGCAAAAAACGGAACACTAGAAAACAGTGGCAACCCTGTAAATAATGGTAGTCCTCTTGATACTTCATTAATTTATAATTTTCATTTCAATCAAGATGGTGGTGGTACTAATAATGGTGAATTATTTTTAAATTTTGGTAATGCACCCACAGGATACACAATTTCAAGTGGTAATGCAGATGCTAATGGCTATGGCAATTTTGAATACAATCCTGTTATTTCTTCAACAAATTATCTTGCACTCTGTACTCAAAACCTAGCAACAGAATTATCCCCTACGATTGATGATGGGAGTCAGTATTTTAATACTGTTTTATATACAGGTAATGGGAGTACACAATCTATAACAGGTGTTGGATTTCAACCCGATTGGACTTGGATTAAAGAAAGAAGTAGTACATCTGGACATGAAGTTTATGACTCTTCAAGAGGAGCAACAAAATTTTTGTCACCTAATACTATAGATGCAGAAGGAACTAATGCTAGTGCTTTAACATCTTTTGATAGTGACGGATTTAGTGTTGGAAGTGGTGGTGCAGTTAATGAAAATAGTCAAACTTATGTAGCATGGAACTGGAAAGCAAACGCAGGGAGTACATCATCTAACACAGACGGAGATATTACTACAACAGTTCAAAAATCAGAAATTAGTGGTTTGTCAATTTTAACTTGGACTGGTAATGGAACAGCAAGTCAGTCATTAGGTCATGGCTTAGGCGTGACTCCAAAAATTATGTTTAACAAAAATAGAGATACCTCAAGTACTACTTGGCAGTTATTTGGAAGTACAATTTTTGATAGAATGCAATTTGATACAGGTGGTGATGATGCTAATTTACCTTGTACTTTTAGTTCAACAACTATTACATTACCAAATCTTACTAACAATACTGAATTTAATTCTAGTGGCGATAACTTTGTGTCTTATGTTTTCGCAGAAATAGAAGGATATAGCAAGTTCGGTAGCTATACAGGGAATGGAAGTACAGACGGAACATTCGTTTATACAGGGTTTAGACCTTCTTTTATTCTTACTAAAGCAAGTAGTAGAATTGAAGATTGGGCAATTATTGATAATAAAAGAGATACATATAATGTAAATTTTAAATTTCTAAAACCAAATACGTCTGAAGCAGAGAATACAGGAGTAAATAGATGTGATTTTACCTCTAATGGTTTCAAATGGAGAGATTTAAATACAAAATTTAATCAAAGTGGAGAAACATACATCTATATGGCATTTGCCGAAAACCCATTTGTCAGTTCATCTGGAGTACCTGTGGTAGCGAGATAATGAACTTAGATAGTAAAACAATATCAATCATTCTAGCCATAGCGATACAATCAGCATCTTTGGTTTGGTTTATATCTAAAATGGATAGCAGAATAGCCAATAATGAAAGAGATTTATCTAGGTTAATGAAGATGCACGATAAATATGATGAAATGGAAAAACAAATTGATAAACTAATGTGGTTATTAGAACAAGACCAATTAGCGAAATAAGGAGGCAAAATGGCTACACAAAAAGAATTAGAAAAACAATTAAGAGAAGCAAAAAAAGAATTAAGAGAAACTAGAACACATAATCAGTTCTTATTAGATAGATTAGAAAAAGCACACGAAAGAAATGCTGAGATAAGAAAACAAATGATGACTATGACCTTTGATGATGTAATAAAGACACAAAAAGAACTAGCAGAATATCAAGAGAAAATTAAGAAAGATAAAGAATTAATGGAAGCATTTGATAAACAAAAAGAAGTCAAGTTAGGCGAGTTAGGTGCATAATGGCTAATATGACAAAGTTAGAGATTGGTGAAAAGGTTGAAGTATTAATCACCAAGCTAACAGTCATGGAAGAAAAGATTGACCACCTTACAGAAGGTCTTAACAACGCTAATAGAAAAATAGAAGATTTAGATACATCAATTAAATACGCCAAAGGTGGATTAAAAGTTTTAGTAGTCATTGGAACAGTGACTGCAATATTAGTTGGTTTCACTAAATTATTAGGTGTTATTAAGTGACTCTCAAGGCAATATTCCTTGTGGGATATTTCTGTTATAATTCAGTTTGTATCTCTGTTAATGAAAAAGCAGAATCTTTTGAAGATTGTAAAAATAAAGGAATTGAATTAGATTTATTAATGAAGGAATATGATATTCGCAAATACAGATTTGCTTGTGTTGATGCAACCCCCACCACTTACTAAAAGGCTCTAAATGGATGAGAAGCAGCAAAAAGGCGTAGCATCCGAACTTATTGCTGAATACTACTTAACCAGGGCCGGTTATTTTGTTTATACAAAGAAATCAGTTCAATCAGCTGTGGACCTAGTTGCTATTAATCCAGATACTGGTGAGATTTTATTAATAGATGTCAAAACTGCTAGTATCAGAATGAGTGGCGAAAAGAAAGGCACTACTATCCGTAGGGTATTATCTGAGGAACAAAAGAGATTGGGTGTTTGTTTTCTTTATGTTTATGACAATAAAATGTGCGAATTGATTACCTATAAAGATAATACTATAATCACCAAAATTTTGAATGAAGTTTTACTATAAGGAGGTTAAATGAGAATAGTAAAAGTAGGCAAAGAAATAAGATTAACAATGACCAATGAAGAACTAGCAGAAGTGACAGAGCGAAATAGCATTGATTTACATATTGGTTATTTAAATGTGCTGCAACAAGACATTAGTAAGATTTTGACAGAATTGCTGCCAAAGGTTAAAAAGAAGAGATGAATATAGATAAACTTAAAAAGCAGATTATCGCTAATGAGGGAATGCGTAAAACTGCCTACAAAGATACTCTAAATAATTGGACCATTGGTGTAGGACATTTAATTAGATTACCGGATGAAGAATATTTATTAGATAAAGAATTAACTGATGTAGAAGTGGACCAAATATTAACCACTGATTTAAACCAGGCTATTGATGATGCAAGAAAATTTATTGATGCTGACTCTATTAGTGAAGAAGCATTTCATGTTGTTATTGATATGGCATTTAACCTGGGTTTGCCAAAATTGATGCGTTTCCAAAATTTCCAGGCCGCATTAAAAGAGAATGATTATCCAAAAGCTAGTCGTGAAATGTTAGATAGTTTATGGGCTAAGCAGCTGCCAAACCGTTCTAAGAGATTAGCAAAACAAATGAGGGAAGCATAATGTTAGATAAAATATTTAGTGGTGGATTAGTTGGTAGTGTTGGAAAGATAATAGATGAGTTTCATGTATCCGAAGAAGAAAAAGGAAAAATTAAAATACGCCTGAAAGAATTAGAAAATGAAATTAATTCAAAACAAATAGACGTTAATCTTGCAGATGCTAAATCTACAGCTACAGATATATCCGGTATCTTACAAAGAAGTTGGCGGCCCCTTATCGGTATCAGCTGTGCTTTTGCTATATTCTGGGAATATGTGGCGAAACAATTTACATTATTTTTTCTTGCTCTTTTTTCTATTGAAACTGCACCACTACCTAGTTTAGATTTAGATGCCTTAATGCCTTTAGTTCTTGCTTTACTTGGTATGGCAGGGATTAGAAGTTTTGAGAAAGTGAAGGGAGTCACAAAATGAAGAATTGGATAATGGACAAAGTCTTTTGGGTGCTAGATGAACTAGACCCTTATTGGACCTGGGGTAATCTATGGAAACTAGCAATCATTGTTTTGGTTGTTTGGTTCGGTCATGGATTAATGCACTAATGATAACAACTACCTCAAGCCTAGCAGTTTTAATTAAACCTAGAATAATAGGCAGCAAAGGTAGAACATTTAAAAAACTATCTTTTGGTAAAATACCAATTAAGAAACCTAAATTAAGAATAGGGAAAATAAAAAAGGCGAGATAATGAAAACCTCGCCTTTAAATATACACACAAACTTTGGACTCCCATTGTTTGTTAATTCTCTAAATTATAATGGAACAAAAATCTGAAACAATCATTTATTTAGAGTTCCTGGACCATTCCTCTACTACCAACGCATGGCAATCATACGAAGAATATAACGAAGATTGTAAAATAGAACCTTGCAAGGCTATAGGGTTCTTAGAGAAAGAAGATAGACTAGCTTTTTACCTATCTTCTATGAAATCTAGCACTGAATTAGGGTCAGGTCATATAATCCTTAAATCAGCTGTCACTTATGTCAAAAAATTCACTCAAAAATCCGATTTTAAAGGCATAGAGCATATACTTAGCAAGGTCCTGGTAGAATACCCTACTAAAGACTAAATACCCCTAAAAAACGTTTATTTTGGAAAATATTGGGTTGCCTCGTAAAAGACAACCCAAACAGGAGGAATAGTGTTAAAAGAAAATGTTAAAAACTAAGAACACCAATTAAAATCTAGCAATTTATGGCGAAAATTCAATGGCATAAATAATTATAAAAAAAATATAAATAGGGGTTGCAAATGGTTATAATTAATTTATAAATTTAGATGTATGAAAAAACAGGAGTTAAAAATGTTAGAAGTATATTCAAAAACAATAATTGCGTTTCAAAAATTAATTAAAGATTATCCAAATATAATCTTTAAAAAATTTCCAAAAAATTCTGTTGGTTTTATCAGCAAAGTAGAAGCTATTGATAAAATCGCAGGTGAATTTGATTTAAACGAAAATGAATTAAATTCATTAATGAAACTTATCAAATCACAAACACAAACTTTATAAGGAGGGGATAATGAAAATTAACAAAGAAGAAATACTAGCAGCAACTACTTCTTTAAATGTTTGGTCAAACAGACCAACAAAAATATGTGATGAAAAAGGTAATTCTAATCTTGGTCATTATTTTTCTTTATATCGTTTATTTGAATTATGTGTCATTGATTATGATGGCGACACAAAATTAGTTTACAAAGGCAAATCTAAAAAAGACCTTTGGAACTATATTAAATCTTTAATTGAAAAAGCAAAGGAGGTAGAAAATGTTTAACGATTTATTAACTATCATTGTTCACTTAGGAACGTTTGCTTTCATTTTATATTTTATTAAGGAGTTGTTTGATAGATGAAAGTTTTAGTTGCTTGTGAATATTCTGGTATTGTTAGAGATGCCTTTGCAAGACTAGGACATGATGCTTGGTCTTGCGATATTCTACCAACAGAAAGTCCTGGTAATCATTATCAAGATGATGTTTTAAAACATTTAGACGAAGGTTGGGATTTAATAATTGCTCATCCACCTTGCACTTATTTATCAAATGCAGGTGCTTGTAGATTATATCCAGAAAAAGGAAAATTAAATATTGAAAGATATAAAAAAGGATTAGAGGCTAAAAAATTTTTTATGTGCTTTTATAATATGGATTGTAAAGTTGCTATTGAAAATCCTGTTCAATCAAAAATATTTGAATTACCTAAACATGACCAGGAAATTCAACCATACGAATTTGGTCATCCATACACAAAAAAAACTAGATTGTGGTTAAAAGGATTACCAAAATTAAAAGCTACTAACATTATCAATAAAGTAGAGGTAAAAACATTTATTGAAAGTGGTACTAGTAGGTACAAAAACACAAATAAAAATAAAAATAGATACGTTGCTAGAGGTTCCAAAGATAGAAGTAAATTCTGGCCTGGAATAGCTGAGGCGATGGCTCAACAATGGGGAAAGGAGGTAAATAATGACTGACATCAAAGCGAAGATACTTAAATTTGGTGGTAAGCAAAAAACCGATGAACTGCTTACTACTATTCAAGTGCGTAAAGGTGATGTTGCAAAAACGTATGAACTTTTAAAAGACATGGGAGTTTCTATGACAATGAAAGATTTTTATACGTTTGCTTTAAATTACATTAAAGGAGGTAAATAATGAAAGAAGAAGAAGTATGTTCCGTATGTTCTGGAAACGACTATGTATATGTTGAAGGAATTGTGGAACAATGTCCCCTTTGCACTGCATTGGGTAAATTATATGAACACCAGGAGGTAGAAAATGAAACCAGAACTGAAACCGTTCCAACACATCATTAATATTTTAATAAATCGTGATGGGTGGTTGAAAATACCCTTAGTAGATAAAGAGGAGGTTAAAGTAAATGGCAAGACTAAGTACACTACTTATTCTTTTAATAAGTTCTTGCACCTACAACCCCATAGTGGACAACAGGGGAAGTAAAGGAAAAGAAGTGGCATACCGGTATCAAGACGATTTACAAACTTGTAGAGCAATCGCTGATGAAAATACTTCAGATGTTTTAGAGGCTAGTAAGGTTGTTTATAATTGGTATGTGCGGCCCTCATTACTCTGGTTGCCAGATGAATGGGAATATGACTATAAAAAAATGGTAAATAAATGCATGACTAATAGGGGTCATAGTATATTATCAGATGATTAAGACAGGAGGTCAAATATGTTAAATCATCATCAACATATTGATTACGATATTAAACTTGAACAAGTGCGTAATCAGATTGCCAACTCAAAAGAAGGCAAAGTCAATATAAAAGGCAAAATATATTCCACAGTGGGATTACGCCTTTTCAAACTTAGAGAGATATTCGGTACTCGAATAACTATCAAAACTTCAGTATTAGAAAACAGTGATGAGAAAATTTTTGTAAAAGCAGAAGTTTATCTTAATCACGAACAAGGTGAATTATTATTAGCTGATGGATATGCAGAAAAAAAACGTCAGTTAAATATGATAACCAAAAATAGTGGAGTAGAATTTTGTCAGACAACTGCAATCGGTAGGTGCCTGGCGATGCTTGGGCTATCTGGTTCTAATGAAATATCTTCAGCTGAAGAAATCTATGCAGCAGAAGAGCAGATAGTAGAAAAAGAAACAAAACCAACAACAACAACCAAAGGAGGTTTATAATGGCAAATTGGTTTAATCTATTTAAGAACGATAGAAAAGAGGATGGTGATACCCAACCTTTATATAAAAACGCTAAAGTTGTATTTGATAATGATGTGACTTTTACTGCTGGAATACCTTATGAAGTAGCACTATGGAAAAAGGATACTACCAATTCAGGTAAACCAACAGATATGGTTTCAATCAAAATTGAACCTAACACATTCTTAATTGATAAAGGTGAAATTAAGGTAGAAGAAACTGAACAAGCACCGTTCTAAAATTATTAAGGATAAAAAATATATGCAGTGGGTGGTAGATAACCACCCCTGTTATATTTGTAATTTAGAAGGACGTTTAAATTATCACCAAATACAATTTCATCACTTGCAAGGTGCGTACCGGATTGGTGCGATGATTAGAGATGACAGTGTTGGCATACCTTTATGTTTTCCCTGTCATTCTATCTTCCATAAAAGAGGTGAAAGGTTATATTGGGAAGAAATAAATATAGACCCAAAAGTCTATGCAGATGAACTCTGGGAGGAGTACAATGACACAAAAAAAACTAATACTTAAACACTTAGAAAAAAACAAAGGCATCACTTTATTAGATGCTATCACCAAATATGGTTGCTTAAATTTATCAGCTAGAATTAAAGAATTGAGAAATGAAGGCTACTACATTGAAACTATTTACAGAAAAGATTTAGACTTAGATAAAACGATTGCTGAATATAGATTAGGTGGTTCAGATGCTAGATAAATCTAATTTTGAAAAATGGGATTTGTTGCCAATGAGTCCTAGCAAATTAAATGGATACCGGAACTATACCTGTCAATTCATTATTGAAAAAATATATAAAAGATTAGGCACTGCGTCACCAGCTGCATATGCTGGCAATACTGTAGAGCCAATGCTAATGGATTACCTGGAAGGTAAAGAAGTAAACCATAAAGAATATATATCTAACTTTAAAAAAGAAACTTTAGATTATCCTATTAGAGAAGATGTAGAAAAATATGTTGGATTAATTCCTAAGATGTTTGAACAAGCAAAGGCATTTAAAGATGTTGTTGCTGATAAAGAACTACATTCTTATCAAGAAGAATTGTTTACCTCGGTCCTGGATATACCATTTAGAGGATTTAGCGATTTTGTCTTTAGAGATAAAACCGGTAAATTATTTATGTATGACCTAAAGACTAAAGGTAGAATGTCAATCAACCACTACGATAAGCTGCAACAATGGTTTTATCGTAAGGCTCTACAAGAAACCTATAATGTAGATGTTGAATGTTTTCTCTTTATTGTGACTCCAAGTAAATCACATCTTGAACCTATAGAATTTACTGAAGAGTTTGAGATTGAAATTAACAATGGTTTAAAAAGTATGAACAGAGTTTTAGAACTATGTAATGAACCTAAAGACTTTGCTTTTTTATATCAACCTAACTTGGATGATTTCATATGGCGTAGCAAACATTTATATTTAGCGAGAAAGGACATCTGGGGTGTATAAGCAAAATAATAATTTTGAATACGATTTGAAGTTCGGTCAAATGAAAGAAAAAGAACTAGGTAAAATATTAGATGATAAGCCTATTGAAGTTAAGACTGACTGCAAATGGAAGAAAACCGGTAATCTTGCTATTGAATATAAATCCAGGGGTAAACCATCAGGTATATCTACTACGAAAGCTGAGTATTGGGCATTTATTTTAGATGCTAATGGTTTCACTGAAGGGGTTATTATTGTGCCTATTGAGAAGCTGCTTATTATTGCTAAGTATCACTATCAATTAGGTCATATAGTCAATGGTGGTGAAAATTCAGATATGGTTTTAGTGCCTATTACTGATTTAGTAAAATAATGGGCCGCTCAAGGGGACATATTCCACAGTCCCAAAAAGAACTTGTTAGTTGTATGGACTGTTGGCGTAAATATACTAAATTTATGTCAATTAAAATTGACCAATACACAAATGAGTATAAATGTCTTAGATGTTATAACGGAGGTAATAATGGACAAAAAAATGATATTCGTATCGTACTTTCCAGACGATATGTTAAATGGATGCATGACACTCAGCTCAAATGCTGAACTTGCTTTTAGAAGAATAGTAGATTTAATCTATACCAATGATGACAAGCTGTATGATGATGCAGTTATTTGGGAATTAATTACCAGGGGTTTTATAGATGATTTAGATAGGGTCAAATCTGAACTTATCAAAAAAGGCAAAATCTATATTGAGAATGAACTCATCAAGAATAAACGCTGCACGAAAGAGATTGAAATATCTAAAGAAAGGCACGAAAAAGCTAAAAGAGGTGCAGAGGCTAGGTGGAATAAAGAGAAATCTAGCACAAGCGATGCAGATGCGATGCATATGCTATCTAATACCCAATACCTAGTACCTAATACCCATAATAAAAATAATATATATAAATTCTTTGACCAATTCTGGGATGATATCTGTTATAAGGTCAGTAAGGGACAAGCTAGAAAAAACTTTGTTAAGGTAAACAAAGAATGGCAAGAAAAACCAAAGCAGCTTAGTGAGTTATATAATAAATATTATCAATCCCTTAAAGATAAAGAATTTGCACAACATCCAAGTACCTGGTTAAGTGCCGAGGGGTATTTAAATGAAGGTTCTACTGTTAAAGAAAAAACAGAAGAGGAAATGAAAGAATGGAAATTTAAAGGTGATGTTGAAATGAGAAAAAAGGGAATAAAACCTTTGTCTTGGTCAGTGACTTATATCCAGGAATTAGATAAAGCTATTGCTGACGGTTCATAAAATGGATTTTAGCCCACTCTCTATCTTGCTCTTTAAATTCAACTTCTACGAATTTGTCAATGCCTTTAGGACCATTATCAAAGTTGAACAAGTCAAGAAAAAAACGGATAGATTTGTTAGTAATATGGTAAACATTCATTCTTGCAATATAGGTATGAAAAACTATTTTAGAATTATCAATATGGAAAATCAGTTATGTCCCAACCACAAAGCTATATTATTGTAGAGAATGAAGATGGTACATTTACTGCCTATGTTAATTTTGGAGTTTATTACGATAAAGAAGAAGCTGAACGTAGCCTTGATTTAGCGATGCAAATGTTAGGATTAAAAATCACAACAGCACCCACAGTACATTGAAACATTTAAGAATATTATCTTTGGGAGCAGGTGTTCAATCTAGCACCCTTGCTTTAATGATAGAGAAAGGTGAAATACCTATGGTTGATTGTGGTATTTTTGCTGATGTAGGAGCTGAACCAAAGAAAGTTTATGATTGGTTAAAGTATTTAAAAACTCAAGTATCTTATCCTATACACATTGTTCAATGGCGTAATCTTAAAGAAGATGTTATTGCAGCTGCAAATGGTCAATACAAAGGATTTACTGCACCATACTTTTCTAAAAACCCAGAAACAGAAAAAAAGGGAATGTTAAGACGTCAATGTACTGCTGATTATAAAATTAAACCGGTGACCCAAAAGGTTAGAGAATTATTAGGGTATCAAAAAGGCGAAAGAGTTGCCAAAGATACTAAAGTTGAAATGGTAATGGGTATTTCTTATGACGAATTACAAAGACAAAAAATAAATAAAATTAAATATATTGAAAATCAATATCCATTAGTAGAAATGAAAATTAGAAGGCATCAATGCTTAGAATGGCTAGAAAAGAATGGTTATCCAAAACCACCAAGAAGTGCTTGTACTTTTTGTCCATTTCATAAAAACTCAGAATGGCAAGAAATTAAACAAAACAAAGAAGAATGGGAGGAAGTTGTAATGATTGATAAATTAATCAGAAAACAAGAAAGACATAAGAAAAATATTAAAAATGAACATCAAATGGACGAACTATATCTTCATGCAGAAAGAAAACCTATTGATGAAATAGATTTTAGAAGTGCAGAAGAAAAAGGACAATATTCACTATTAGACGAATGTGAAGGAATGTGTGGAGTATAATGCAAATATATCAAAGACCCTTATCAGATATTAAACCTTACGAAAAAAACCCAAGACAAAAATACGATATTCAAAAAGTAGCTCAATCTATTAAAGAGTTTGGATTTCAACAACCTATAGTTGTAGATAGGGCCGGTGTTATTATTGTTGGGCATGGAAGATACCAGGCAAGTAAATCATTAGGATTAGAAACTGTACCGGTAGTCATTGCTGACCTATCACCTGAAAAGGCTAAAGCCTATAGAATAGCTGATAATAAAACCAATGAATATTCTGATTGGGATTTTTCTTTATTAAACAAAGAATTTACTGAATTATTAGATGTTAATTTCGATTTAGAATTGACAGGATTTGACCCTAAAGAACTTGAAGATTTCTTCACATTTGATAAAGAGGATGATGTGACTAAGATTAAGACAGAAAAATCATGTCCTAATTGTGGTTCTAAATTAAAATAGAGTACACTCTACTCATAAAGAGGAAATAGAAATGGCAAGACCAAAGTTAGATATAAAAGGGGAGGAAGTTCAAAAATTAGCATCATTTGGATGCACTAATGTAGAAATTGCAGATTTTTTTAATTGTAATGAAGCTACAATTAGAAAGAGTTATTCCGAATATCTTACAAAAGGTAGAAGCATGAAAAAACTACGTCTAAGGCAAATACAATGGAAGATAGCTGAGAATGGTAATGCAGCTATGGCTATTTGGTTAGGTAAGAATGAATTAGGACAATCTGATAGTGGCAATATAGCTGATGATAATCAACCACTCCCTTTTAGTGTGGATTAGTGTCTAAAAACTTCACTACTATTCCAATCTCATTAAAAGAAGCAAACGAATTTGTGACTGAACATCATTCACATAACAAAAAAGTCCAGGGTCATAAATTTTCAATAGGTGTTTTATTCCAGGATAAATTAGTTGGTGTGGCTATATGTGGACGACCAATATCAGCTACACTTGATGATAAGAAAACATTAGAGTTGTTGCGTTCATGTGTTTTAGATGAAGCACCTAAAAATACTAATAGTTATTTATATGGTAGATGTTGGCGTATAGCTGATGCACTTGGATATCAAAGAATGATTACTTATACCCTTATTGAAGAGAAGGGAGCTGCTTGCAAAGCTATTGGAATGAGAATAGTAGGACAAACAAAAGATAATACCAAAGCCTGGTTAAATAAACAAAAGCAAGACGGTATAGTTAGACAAAACCAGGATATATATAAAAAAATAAAATATAGATGGGAAAAGGGTTGTTTATTATAGATGCCTCTATCTAAACCCCAAAGACAAGTCCTGGATTGTAATAAAAGATTTAGGGTGTTAATTACCGGTAGAAGATTTGGCAAAACATTTTTAGCTGTTACAGAATTAGCTAAGTTTAGTAGATATCCAAAAAAGAAGTGTTGGTATGTAGCACCAACTTATAGAATGGCTAAAGATATTGTTTGGCATGAATTAGTAGATAAACTTACGCAGCACAAATGGATTAAGAAAACAAATAATTCTGATTTATCTATTACATTAAGAAACGGTTCAACTATATCACTAAGAGGTGCTGATAATGAGAATAGCCTAAGAGGTGTAGGTTTAGATTTCTTGGTAATGGATGAATTTGCAGATATTAAAGAACATACCTGGTATGAGGTATTGCGGCCAACCCTTAGTGATAAAAATGGAGCTGCTTTCTTTTGTGGTACTCCTAGAGGCTATGGAAACTGGTCCTACAATCTATTTAGTAAAGAAGCAGAGAATTGGGCATCATTTCAATTTACAACTTTAGATGGCGGCCAGGTATCAGCTAATGAAATAGAACAAGCGAAAGCGGACCTAGATGATAGAACATTCCAACAAGAGTATATGGCATCATTTGTTAATTATGCCGGACAGATTTATTACAACTTTGACCGTAAAGAGAATGTCATTGATAAATACGAACCAGAAACTAATGAGATTCATATTGGTATGGACTTCAATATAGACCCAATGTCAGCTGTGATATCTGAGTTAAAAGGAAATAATATTTATATATATGATGAAATCGTTATCTATAGTAGTAATACTGACGAAATGGTTCAAGAAATCAGAAATAGATTTAAGGATAAGCATATATTTATATATCCAGACCCAGCATCAAAACAAAGAAAAACTTCCGCTGGAGGTGTGACTGATTTAGCAATATTAAAGAACGCAGGTTTTAATTTAAGAGTACGCAACAGTCACCCATTGATTAGAGATAGAATAAATGCAGTGAATACCAAACTAAAGAATGGAGTAGGTGATAGAACATTATTTATTGCTAATAACTGTAAAAATGTGTTAAAAAGCATTGAGCGACAAATTTATAAAGAAGGAACAACTGTGCCTGACAAGGACAATAATTACGACCATATGAATGATGCATTAGGATATTTAGTGGAATATTTATATCCGGTAAAAAGACAGTTTAAACCAAGTAAACCCCAGAGGTGGAGCTAATGGCATTATACAGTAGAGAATTTTTAACAGAAAAACACAAGCACTACGAAGAGAAGTTTCAAGATTGGCATTTTCATTTAATGTCATACCTGGGTGGACAAGATTATCAGAATGGCTATCAGCTAAATAGATATATTTTAGAAACTGATGAAGAGTATTTAAAAAGAGCAGAAAATACTCCTATTGATAATCACTGTAAGAATGTCGTTCAAATCTATTCTTCATTCCTCTTTAGAGTCCCACCTACTAGAAACTATGGTTCTATGAATGGTGATGAGCAGCTACGTTCATTCCTTGATGATGCTGACTTAGACGGTAGGTCCTTTAACAATGTAATCAGAGAGATGCAAGTAAACGCAGCTATCTATGGTACTTGTTGGGCTATCCTGGATAAACCGGCAGTTCAAACACAAACTAGGGCAGAAGAATTACAATTAGATATTAGACCGTACATAAGTTTATATACTCCAGAGAATGTTTTAAATTGGAATTTTGAAAGAGCCATTAATGGCCGCTATGTTTTAACCTCATTAACATTACTAGAAGATTTGTATGAAGATATGGCAACTATTAGAGTATGGACTAGTGAAGATATTAGCACTTACAAAGTTAAAGATTTTACCAAAGGATATTCTACATCTAAGCCAAGACTCATTAATGAAATGCCTAATATGTTAGGTAAGGTGCCAGCTGTAATATTATATAACCAAAAATCTCAAAGACGAGGTATTGGTATATCTGATTTGAATGATGTAGCTGAATTACAAAAATCTATTTACAATGATTACTCAGAAATAGAACAACTTATCAGATTATCAAATCACCCTAGTTTAGTAAAGACACCAAATGTAGAAGCTAGTGCAGGGGCAGGTTCTATTATTGAAATGCCTGAAGATTTAGAACCAAATTTAAAACCATATCTTATTCAACCTAGTTCCCAATCATTAGACAGTATTATGAACAATATAAATATGAAGGTAGAAGCTATTAATAGAATTACCCATATGGGTGCGGTTAGAGCAACCCAGGATAGAGTTCAATCCGGTATAGCCCTCCAAACAGAATTTCAGCTCTTAAATGCAAGACTTTCAGAAAAGGCTGACTACTTACAAAACGCTGAAGAACAAATATGGAAGTTATTCGCTGAATGGCAAGGTAAAGAATTTGACGGTGAGATTATTTATCCAGATAGCTTCAACCTTAGAGATTATGCATCCGACTTACAATTCCTACAGCAAGCAAAAGCATCAGGTGTTCAATCTGATAGCTTCTTAAAAGAAGTAGATAAACAAATTGCTAGAGCAGTAGTAGATGATGATGAAAAGATTAATACGATTGATAGTGAAATAGATGCCAAGGCAGTTAATATTGGTCAATTCTCAACCCCAACTATAGAAGGTGAAGAAATTGCCGAAGTTTGATGACCAGAATATAGACCTGCCTTATGGTATCCCTGTTCAAATGGGAATAGTTGATAATTTTAGTGGTATTCAAAAATTTGGATATAATGGCTCAGTAGGAACATCTTTTGAAACAATTTGGG